AAAGAGTGCGGGGCAAGTATAGAAACTATCTATGTTTATCTTGCAAAATTTGGATTAAGGAAGAGTAGACGATGAATAAAGCACAAAAGATTTTAATTGGTATTGGTATTGCTGGTGCAGTAGGAATAACTTTTGTTCTTACAGCACTAAAAGGTTTGCCAGAAGCTTTTGATTGGGATAATGATGAAGAAAACAAATAGTAGGCTTACAATTACAGTTGATCAAGTTAATCATCCAAGACACTATACAACGGATCCTTCAGGTGTAGAGTGCCTAGAAATTACTCGTCATAGAAATTTTAATATTGGAAATGCTTTTAAATATTTATGGAGAGCAGGCTTAAAGGATGAAGAAAGAACAATTCAAGATCTAGAAAAAGCAATATTTTATATTAAAGATGAGATTAATAGACTAGAGGGTAAGTATGTCAACTGAGTCTGATTTAATAAGCCACCTTGATCAAGTTAATCAAGTTGTTTCTGAATACTTAAAAGGAAATGACCCAACGGTTATTTCTAAAGAACTTGATATTCCAAGAGTTAGAGTAGTAGCACTTATTAATGAGTGGAAGGTTATGGCATCTGCTAATGATGCTATTCGTGCACGAGCTAAAGAAGCATTGGTGGGAGCAGACACACACTATACAAAGTTAATTACAAAGGCATATGAAGTTATGGATGAATCAAGTTTAACCAATAACCTAAGTGCCAAGACTGCATCCATTAAGCTTGTTATGGATATTGAAAAATCTAGAATTGAAATGTTACAAAAAGCTGGACTTCTTGAAAACAAAGAACTTGCAGAAGAAATGGTTGAGATTGAACGTAGACAAGAAGTTTTAATAGGAATACTTCGTGATGTTGCTTCAGAGCATCCAGAAATACGTGATTTAATTATGCAAAGACTTTCATCTATTGCAAAAGAAGGCGAAGTGATTACAATTGTCCACGATGTTCAATGAGTTTCTTGATGTCTTAAAAGAAAATCATTTTGTTGAAACACCAGTAGATGTAAAAACCTTTGTGCAATCTCCAGAGTATTTAGGCCAGCCTATCTTGTCTGACATTCAGTATGAAATTGTAGAAGCTATGAGCCAAATTTATCGTAAGGAAGATCTTATAGATTTAATGGGAGAACAAAAAGGTGTAAATCATTTTAATAAATATACCAAGAATGAACTTATTCTTCAACTTGGCAAGGGTAGTGGAAAAGACTTTATATCAACAGTAGCATGTGCATATGTAGTGTATAAACTTTTATGCCTTAAAGATCCAGCAGTTTATTTTGGTAAGCCACCAGGGGATGCTATTGATATTATTAACGTTGCAGTTAACGCACAACAAGCTAAAAATGTTTTTTTTAAAGGATTTAAAACAAAGGTTGAAAAGTCACCTTGGTTTGCAGGAAAGTATAATCCAAAAGCAGATTCAGTTGAATTTGATAAAGGCATAACCGTTTATTCTGGTCACTCAGAAAGAGAATCTCATGAGGGTTTAAACCTTTTAATGGCAGTTCTTGATGAAATTTCTGGTTTTGCTACAGAGGTTGGAACAGGTAATGAACAAGGTAAAACTGCAGATAATATTTATAAAGCATTTCGTGGAACAGTAGACTCTCGTTTTCCTGACTTAGGCAAAGTAGTTCTTCTTTCATTCCCACGCTATCAAGGTGACTTTATTTCCCAGCGGTATGAATCAGTTATTGCTGAAAAAGAAACTATTGAACGCACCCACACTTTCATAATGAATGAAGATTTACCTCATAGTGATCCAGGAAATCAGTTTGAAATTTCGTGGGACGAGGATACAATTCTCCAATATAAAATACCAAGAGTATTTGCATTCAAAAGACCTACATGGGAAGTAAATCCTACACGTAAAATAGAAGATTTTAAGTTAGCTTTTTATACAGACCTTGGTGATGCTATGATGCGTTTTGCATGTATGCCAACCTATGCCTCTGATGCATTTTTTAAACAAAAAGATAAGCTAGAAAGATGTATGAATTCTAGAAATCCATTAGATTCATTTAGAAGGTTTGACGAAACCTTTAAACCAGATCCAGATAAGGTTTATTATATTCATGCTGACCTTGCACAAAAGCATGACAAGTGTGCTGTAGCAATTGCTCATGTGGATAAATGGGTAAGTATTCAAGTAATTAAAGATTATGAGCAGGTAGCCCCGATTGTTGTTGTTGATGCCGTTGCCTGGTGGGAGCCAAGAGCAGAGGGCCCAGTAAATCTTTCAGAAGTAAAACAATGGATTATGAATTTACGCAGACAAGGTTTTAATTTAGGCATGGTTTCATTTGACCGATGGCAGTCATTTGATATTCAAAACGAATTGCAGGCAGTTGGAATAAGAACTGAGACTGTTTCTGTTGCTAAAAAACACTATGAAGATTTAGCTATGATGATTTATGAAGAGCGTGTTGCTATTCCTATGATCCCAATACTGCTTGAAGAAATGTCAGAATTGAAAATAATGAAGGGTAACAGGGTTGACCACCCACGTAAAAAATCTAAAGACTTAGCAGATGCGGTATGTGGGGCAGTATTTGGTGCTATTTCCCATACACAAAAGAATACTAATATAGAGATAGATGTCCATACCTGGAGTTCTAGTGCACGACTTGCACAGAAGCAGAGGGATATGATAGAATTAGATAATCGGGAAATGCCTAATGATGTTAGGGATTTTCTTGATAAACTTAATCTAATATAACAACTAACAAGGAGAAAGATGAATTCATTTAAGAAAATATCGCTAATCATCGCTGCAGCCCTGACTAGCACAGCATTGGTAATTGCACCTTCAAGTGCAGCGCCTCTTGCAGTAACAGTAGCAGGATCAGCAAACGCAACGACTGCAACTGCACCAGCAACTGCAAACGTTCCAGCAGATAACAAGGTAGACTCAGCAGACGCTGTAGCACTTGCTGCAACTGCTGACACAGGAACAGCTGTTTCATTTGTATCAACAGGTGGAGTTAAAATTGTTCTTGCTTTGGACAATGCTCCAACAGCACCAGTTCTTGCATCAGCAGGAACAACATCATATTCAGCAACATCGCAGGGAACTGCAATTACTGTATATGCATTCACAACATCAACAAATACTGGATCAGTAACCATTACAAATGGTGCATACTCAACTATTGTTTACGTTAAGGGTATTGCAGGATCAGCATACAATGTTGGTCTATCAGTTCCATCTGCAGTAGCAGTAGGAACAATCCCATCAGTTTCAGTAAATGTAACAGATGCATTCGGTAACCCAGTAGGTGGAGAAACAGTAACAGCAACACTTATTGGCGGAACATGGGCAGATGCTTCAATTTCAAAGTCAATTATTACATCAACAGCAGCAAATGTAACTGCAGACTCAACACTAACACTTGGCTCAAAGGCTGAAAAGTTATCAGTTGCAGTTGCTGGAACAGTAACAGTTGCAGCAACAGGCGCAGCTTCTGCTACAGCAGTAACAGGTTTTGCTGCTCCAGTTAAGGCAGTTGTTGGCTCATTTGCAGTAACAGATCTTAATGGAACAATTACAGCACTTAATGCAAGAGTTGCAGCACTTGGTGCAGAACTGGCATCAGTAATTGCTGCTCGTTCAGCAGATAAGATTGCATCAGATAAGGCACTTGCAGATGCAATTGCTAAGGCTTCAGCAGATGCAGCAGCAGCAAAAGCTTCAGCAGATCTTGCTACAGCAACAGCAGCAGCAGCTTACAAGGCACAATACAATGCACTTGCTACAAAGTGGAACAAGAAGAATCCAAAGGCTAAGGTTGCGCTAAAGAAGTAATCTAGCTTAATAATCAGGGGAGTCAGGAAACTGGCTCCCTTTTTTATTATAGAATGATATAATTTAACTATGTTTGAATCAATTAAAGAAGCAAAAAAGAATAAACATGGGCTAGTATTTGAACAATACCAGATCCCAGAAATTACCTGGGAAGATATATTAAATCATATATACAAAGAATCTACACTAAATAACCCAGACTTGCGTAAAAAGGTAGAGAAATTTCAAAATCTAGAAGCGTTAGACTATATAGGAAACTTGCAAATACAAAATAAAATGTGGCTAGCCCCACAAACCAATAATATATTTGAAGAGTTTAAGGGAGTATCTGAACTATTATATAATCTTAATGGATCAAAAGAAAATCAAGAATGTGGATATTATTCTCAAAGAGGACATAGTTGCGATTTAGATTGGCACTACCAAGGTATAAGAATTTCTTTATCTAACAGATTTGTTCCCGATCACCATGATCCACACGATATCTTTTATTGGCAAATAGTCGGAACATCTTTCTGGAAAATAGATGGGGGAATAACATACACACTAAATCCAGGAGATCTTTTATACCTACCTCTAGAAAATTCACATGCAGTATGGTGTGATGGCCCAAGAGCAGGTTTATTAATAGATAATTTAAATTAAATGATATAATAAGACTATTAGTTACCACCACAAACTAATAGGAGAAAAAATTAAAAACATACTAATCAAAATGGGATTAGTGGGGTTGCTTTTAACACTTTGGATGATATTCTCTCCTGCAGATTATGCACATGCTGACGAAACTAATACAGTTCAAGTATCCCCCTCTGATCCTACAATAACAGAAAATGCAACAGCCACAATTGAGGTAGCTAATACTGAAATATCTCAGGCTGAAACCTATATAGAAGCTATAGAAAATAACGCAACAGCCATTACAAGCCCTACAGAAGCCATTACAGCCACTATCGCAGAGGCACAGGACTCAATCATACAGGCTCAAGCAGTAGTAGATAGTGCTGCTGTGGCAGTTACCCAAGTTGATTCTGCTATAGTTTTAGTTGAAGAGGCTGAAGAAAATGTAGAAATTGCAGAAGTAGAAGTAGAATTACAGACAGAAGTTGTAGCAATAGCAACCACTAATTTAATTAATGCAGAAAATACTTTGGCTCAACTTGAAAACACTCCCTCCGATTCTACAACTTATACAACAGAGGGCTACGTAGCACCAGTTGCTCCAGAGACACCAACAGTTAATACAACTACCCTTCCTGTTATGTATGATGGCTCAACAAAAATTGAAACCCCATTTGATATTAAAATGGGCGATATCGTATACAACGGTCAAGGTGCAGATAGCCAAATCTATGTAACTTCAAAAGCAACCATTACTTTCGGTATCGGAGATCATATTTGGTGGGATTTCCCTCAAGGAGCACACATTTCTGTTTATGGCTCTGACTTTATGAGTGGTGGTGCGGGAGCTGGTATTACCGTTACAACTACAGAAACAACTTTAGCTGTTGATTGGGATCTTCACAGATTTGGAGATAGCAACGGACCTGTTACCAATGTTAATTGGACAATGACTGTCAATCCTGATACTGGTGAATGGACAGGTATAGGAACTGTTTCTGGTAATACTACTAATTTATACAATGGTCCTCGTATTGGTGTTCGTGAAACTGTTGGTCAGCCTGTAGAACAAATGACTAATGTAACTAATGAAAATTTAACGGAACAAATTCAAATTCAAGAAGCAGTAGTTGAAGATAAAACAGAAATTAAAGCTATTGAGGTTTCAATACTTCAAACACTTACACAATTAAAAATAGAGGCAGAAGAAGATCTTGTTGAAGCAGAACAAAATCTTGAAGAGGCACATGAAGTTTTAGAAACAACAATTAATCAAGTAGGTATTGCTATTGCATATATGAATACTAGTGTTAATGAAGCACGATCAGAAGTTAACAATGTTTTAGAACAGGAAGAAGTTGCAAGGCAAGCGTCATTAGCAGCACAGGCAGCAGCTCAGGCTGCACAAGCAGCAGCAGCAGAAGCAGAAGCAGCACAAGCAGCAGCAGAACAAGCTGAAGCGGATCGTATAGCTGCAGAAGAAGCTGCAGCACAAGCCGAAGCAGAGGCTGAGCAAGCAGAAGCAGATAGAATTGCTGCAGAAGAAGCAGCAGATCAAGCAGCACAGGAAGCAGCAGAACAAGAAGAGGCTGCAGCACAAGCAGCAGCTGAAGCAGCAGAGGCAGAGGCTGAAGAAGCACGTCAAGCAGAAGAAGATGCTAAGGCAGAAGCAGAAGCAAAAGAAGCAGAAGCAGAGGATGCTAGACAAGCAGAAGAAGACGCAAAAGCTGAAGCAAAATCAAAAGAACAAGAAGAAGAAGAAGCTAAAGCTATAGAAGAAGAATTAAAAGAAATAGCAGAAGATGCAAAAGATGGAAAAGAATTAACTGAAGAGCAAAAAGAAAAAGTTATTGAGGCATTACTTGAAGACCTTAAGCCTGGAGAATCTATATCAGCAGCAGCAATTCAAGCTTCTGGAGTTTCATATGCAGATCTTCCGCCTTCAACACCAATTGAAGTTCGCACTGATGAAAATGGAAATGCCCTTGTAATAACAGCAGCTGTTGCTGCAAATATTGAATTAGTCCAAGATCCAGGTGCGTTATTAACTGCAGCATTTACAGACCCAGGAGCAGCACTAGCAGCACTAGGAAGTATTGGGGCAGATATGACTGAAGCAGAAAGAGAAGAAGCCACAGATATGGTTGTTGCAACAGTTGTAGCAGCAGGAGCAGCAATTAACGCTGCAGCAGTAGCAGCAGGTGGAGCAACTGGGGGCTCTACTGGAGGAGGTTCTGGTGGAGGCTCAGGCGCTAATTCACCAGGTTCAAGAGGAGGAAGAAAATGGTAAGAATAATAAAAAATATAATAAAGGACCTAATAGATCAGGCATGGACTCTTCTTGGAATGTTTATTGCCTGGGTAGTATTAGATGGCAGTGCTAAAACCATAGTTGGATATGGAATCGTAGCAACAACAACCCTATGGATTATAACTAGTCCATTTAGAAATAAGGAGGAAGAATAATGGCAACTAAAAAAATAGCAGTAGCCCCTAAAAAAGAGAGTCCACAAAAGGCTCTTCCAAATATTTTGATGCGTATTGTGGCGGTATTTGCAGCATCAGGATTATCAGTCTTAGGAGCAGGAGCAGTAGTAGGAATTGATACAATTCAGGCAGTAATGCTTGCAGGCCTACTAGGAGTAGCAACAGTAGTTGAAAGGCTGGCTAGAGCTTTTTTGGACGATGGCAAGCTTACTATCGCAGAAATAAATGATGCATTTAAGACTGTAGATAAGAAGGCTAATTAGTCATTATTGACTATGTTTGACACCCCCCTTTGGGTAATGCTATACTTGAGTATACGTATCCAAAGGGGTTTTTCATGACTTGCATTGCCGTTGTAAGACAAGATAAAACCATCTATATGGCTGGAGATCGTGGTGCTTCAACAGAAGACTCTATTTCAATATTAAAGGCTCCCAAAGTATTTAAAATAGGATCATATCTTTTTGGATATGCAGGGACAATGGATGGAGAAAGAATCCGTCATAACTTTAAACCACCAATCTTAAAATCTAATATGAATTTAGATAAGTTTATGTATACAGACTTTCTTATTTCTCTTAGAAATTTTTATGAAAATTGGTGGGTAGATATAACTAAAGATTCTGATTTTGGAATGTTGATTGCAGTTAAAGGTAGAATATTTGAGCATAACGCAGTCGATATGTCATTAACAGAATATGAAGACGATTATCTTGCTATGGGTTCGGGGAGTGATTTTGCTCTTGGATCTTTATGGACAACTAAGCATCAAAAAAATGGTAAACGTAGAGCACAGCTAGCGGTTGAAGCAGCAGTAAAGTATTCAACATCCTGTATTGGACCAGTTGACGTAATTAGCATTTAGGGATATACTTAGGTATGGATGAAATTGTAAAAGTTTTTAAAGATGATTCTGAATATGATGAATTTGGAATTTGGCTAAATAATGGAATTGATCGGGGATGGATAACAGAACCATTTTGTAACACACATGATGGAGATCCCTATATGACAGAAGAAGAGCAAAAAGAGTGGGAAGACGGCGGAGATCCTTGCCAAG